ATGAAATTAGCATGGTTATCAAGTATTCCTCCGATACGATTACCTTGGGGAGGCCATACATTGGCGTTGGTCTTGTGCCTGTTGTTGGGTTCGGCGACAGCCGTGCAAGCGGCTGTCACCTGTAATATCAATAATCCACGCGCTGATGTAACGCCGCTGGCACCGGGTAATTTATCTATATCCGGCGGGTCAGAATTGCCGCTGGGGACTGTCCTCTATCGCTTTCGCTGGTCTTCATCGCCATTAACCATTACCTGTAGTGGTGGGGATGTCAATAGCACGGTACCAATACAGATAATCGGGCAGGTGTTTTCTGCTCCGCGGCCACTGTCCCAATGGAATGGTTCGCCCTATGCGGGGGCGGTTTATAGCACCGATGTTGCTGGTGTGGGGGTTGCTACCTGGAAGGGCAGTAGGCCGATCGTTTATGGTTCACCCGTTGTTTTAGCCACATTTCTTGTTTCTCAAGAAGGAACTCTTAATGTGACCGGGACCTCGGTATCTCTCGATTCCAGCTTGATCAAAATAGGGAATGTAGCGCCAGGGAATTACACCATTAATGGTGCGGATTTACCCACGATAGGTGTTTCCATTGCTTCGGAGGATGGCAGTGCCAATATTTATCCCTCATCTAGCATTCAGACCAGTTTCAGTGGTCAGTTGGTGGTTACACAACCCACTTGCATCACGCCTGATGTGAATGTTTCCTTGGGAACGTACGATGTTAGCAACTTTAATGGTATTGGCTCTGCGACGCCCTGGGTAAATGCCACCCTGACATTAATCAATTGCCCTATCTTTCAGGGTTATTATAGTCGTGATAATCCCGTGGATGTGAACCCAGTCAATGCGCCTGGCCCCGACAACAATGAGATAGGGCTCATGCTTACCCCCTTGAATGCGATTATTGATACGAATAACGGGATTATGGCCGTAAGCTCTCTGACTGCAGACAGTGCAGCCAGCGGAGTGGGTATCCAAATTAGTCAAGGAAATCCCGATAGACCTCTGGCACCGTTTAATTTTAACAGTGAAGTCAGATATACACTGACTACCACAGGAAGAGGGCTACTGACGATTCCGTTGTCAGCCCGTTACATTCAGACGGATAATACAGTGACGCCAGGGCGTGGTGATGGCAAGATGACATTTACGATTAATTATTATTAAGTAACAAGGGGCCTGATTCGCCCCTTGAGTTTTAATGATATTGGCAGGGATTATTTAAACAGGTTATTAACCACCAATTCCTCAACATCTTTTATCCGCCCATGAAGTGTCGCCTTGGCGGCATACAGCACCATACCTGCCGCTTGACCGATTTCAATGGTCGGTGGCATGACCAATTCCATGGGGTTGGTATGGACATCCAATAATGCGGGGCCCGTGTGAGCGAGAAACGCTTGCACGGCCGATTCCAACTCTGACAACTGGGTCACTTGCTGGCCATAAAAACCAATCGCTTCAGCCACTTTGGCAAAATTCGGGTTCTGAAGGTCAGTGTAATTATTTAATAGCCCGTCTGTTTTCTGTTCCAGTTCAACAAAGTTGAGGGAACCATTATTGATGACCACGATTTTTATCGGCAGTTTTTCCTGTATCGCGGTGAGTAGATCGCCCATCAGCATACTGAGCCCACCATCACCGGAAAGCGAGATCACTTGACGGCCAGGGTAGGCTTTTTGCAAACCCAGCGCCTGCGGCATAGCGTTGGCCATGGTGCCGTGTAACAAACTGGTCAATGTGCGCCGCTTGCCATTACTGTGAACATGGCGTAACAACCACACCATGGCTGAACCCCCATCGGCAGTGAACAGTGCATCTTCATCAGCGTATTTGTCGATCAGGTGCACTAGGTGTTGCGGATGGATCAGCGGGCCTTTACCAGCACTTTCTTCCTTTTGAAGGATCTCTAACGTACTTTGACGATGTTTCAAACATTCTTGTAGAAACTTGTCATCGGTATTTTGCTTCAGCAGTGGTAAAAGTGCAGACAAGGTCGGCACGATATCCCCGACGACGGCAATATCCACTGGATGCCGACGGCCAAGGTGGCAACCGTCACGATCTACCTGGATTATCTTGGCATTGGCAGGATAAAACTGCGACCAGGCAAAATCAGCCCCCAGTAACAGCAGGGTTTCACAGCTATTCATCATGTTAAAGCCGGACTTGACACCTAACATCCCGGTCATGCCCATATTGAATGGGTTGTCATACTCAACAAAATTTTTGGCACGAGAAGTATGCGCGATGGGGGCGTTAAGCGTTTTGGCCAGGCTAATTAACAGGTCATGGGCACCTTCACAGCCCGCCCCTGCGTAAATACCAATTTTTTTACCTTGATTAAGTAGATCCGCAATTTCTTGTAATTCATTAGCGGCAGGTAACAAGACTGGATTCGGGTGATGCACTGAATAGTGTAACTCTTCTTTGATAACAGCCTGGCTGATATCTGCAGGCACCACCACAATAGCAACACCACGCTTGTTGAGCGCCGCTTGGCAAGCTTGCGTCATGATCCGCCTTGCGGATGCCGGGTTGATGATGGTTTCACAAAATACCGAACAAGATTGATAGACCGAGCTGAAGTTCACTTCCTGTGGGAACTCGAAACCTATTTGTTCTGTAACAATTTGACTGGCGATCAGCACCATCGGGGCTTTGTTGCGTTGGGCCTCAAAAATGCCATTGATAAAATGCAGGCTACCTGGTCCACAAGAGCCAGCACAAGCGGTGAGTCTGCCACTGATATAAGATTCAGCCCCAGCAGCGAATGCGGCAGCCTCTTCATGCCGCACATGTACCCATTCGATAGTGCTGCGTGAAAGGGCATCAGTAACATAATTGAGTGTATCACCCACTATGCCATAACAGTGTTTGACTCCAGCTTCTTCAAGCACTTCAACAATAATTTCAGCAACTTTCTTTGTCGTCATATATGCATCCCTATTTTTAAGCGAACATGCAGCAGGTTTGAGTATTAAAAGTGGTATAGCAACTTAGTTTCTGCGAATGGTGACTATTATGGTCGGTTTTTCAGTGTAGACGATAAATTGCATCGTCTGAACACCATGCACTTTTTTTTATGGTTTGTCACTCAGGCCGCGCCGCGCAGGTGATATTTTTCTCGTGATAACAGCATGGTGCGTTCCAGCATCACCATCCGTTGTACAATTTCATACTGAGCGTCATACAAGCGTTCATCCATCCAGGCTGAATCCATCACGGCAGCAAGCTGTTTTTGATCGGCACAGGGGAATAGAGCGCTGGCGGCATGACGAAAGCCGTGAAGTTTCAGCCCTTTCATCTCCCGATCGACCTGGTCGCCAATCAGGTTTTGCTCATCGGGGGATTTTTCCAACATAGATTCATACTGTTCCAGCATCTGGTCGATCATACGTTGGTAATTGCTCATAGGGCCCCCTATTGAGCTGTTATATTTACAGATTGACGGTAACCCGCAGCAAACTTGGCGACTTCGGGTAAGCAGCAAGATCCGCTGTATTCTTCCTTCCGCCGTGGTAACTCGGTGCGAGTTAACTTCGTCCAAGCTTGGTTAATTTTCCTTGCCAACGCTCGGTCTGCGTCTTACTTGGCGAAGAACGCCTTGGTTTTTTGGTATTTGCGCGACTTGGCATTGTCTATTGCTGGCTTAACGATGATGGTGGTCATTGTGCCTCCAGTGATAAATCTTGTAATTTGTATGCTTTGTTAGTGATTTCGATAAATGATACAAGAAATATTGTTCTCGGGTAAACAAATTAATTTGTATATAAATAAGTAATTTGTGGTATTTATTTGTTTTTAAAGGGGTTTATTTCTTGAGATGGCAGGTGGGGAAGGGGATAAAGTCATGGTGTTACTTGATGGGAGGGCTTGTTTCTTTTTTAAATCAATTGATTATATTGATTTCAGAGGAGATAAGTTTGGGCATGGGGATACCCAAGCTTGGTGCAAACTACCAGGCCATCACCGACCAGTTGATCACCCGCCCGATAATTTTGATGTTATCCAGGTCGGTTTCTTCATCGGGATAGTCCTCTTTGTTGTAGCTACGCAGGCTGATTCGGCGCCCGGGCAGGCGATAGAGCATTTTCATCCGGAAAAGCTCATCTTGTTCAATGGCATAAATGCCGCCATCAGTGATGCCTGTGTGCCCTTTATCCACCGTGACGGTAGATTTATTGGGGATCACCGGGGCCATACTATCGCCATGTACCGAAAAACTAATAACATTTGCGGGCTCTGCGCCATATCGCCGCAGTGTGGACTTTGAAAATCTGAGCTTAAATCCGTTATGGTCTTCGTTGGTTGAACAGCCATATCCTGCCGCCAGCTCTATATTTTTATAGTAGGGGATATAAACCTCATCATCATCTAGCGGCGTGTCATCATCCCACGTGGTGACGCCAGCCCACTCATGCTCAGGGGGGATCGTCGAGTTGGGATGATAAGCCGGTGGTTTATCTTCATCGCCGGTCAGAAGCCATTTTACGCTGCACCCTAAAGCCACAGAAAGTTCTGGGAGATAACGTGGCCGTTGTGTCTCCCCCCCTTCAAGTTGTTGTATGGCTTGTTGTGATGTTTTGGCGCGCACAGCAAGTTCTGCCTGCGTCAGGCCAAGCTCAGCCCTTCTTGATTTAACTCTTTCAGCGATGCCCATAAGACCCTCAGATTGTTAGATCTGATTTTTACCAGAAAAATGGTATTTGACAAACAAAATTTTTTAACAATAATAAACAAACTATATTGTTTATGAATTTGTATAAACAAACTTATCACCTCGCTCTTTAACATATCTGGCTCTCTCCCTGGAAGGTCTGGGGAACTATCGCCGCCGTGCAGCCTGCCGGTTGGCGATAACCAAGCAAGTCCCCGGCGTTGCGTTTACCGGGGCTCGTTACCAATACCACTACTGCGTAAATAACGGCGAGTAACAAGAAATTATTGGAGTTGCCATGGCAAGAATACGCACGGTTAAACCTGAGCTTTGGACTGACGAAAAGGTCGCGGAATGCTCAATAGCGGCGAGGCTGCTGTTTATTGGCATGTTTAATTTTGCTGACGATAACGGCAATCTGGTCAATTCGCCAAAGCGGATCAAAATGCAGATCTTCCCTGCGGACAGTATGGATTGCGAACCGCTGATAGCAGAACTGATGACTCACGGGCTGCTCACTGAGTACTCAGTGAGTGAGGCGAGCTATCTGAATATTAAGGGGTTTAATAAACATCAGAAAATAAACCGACCATCAAAAACTACCATCCCCAGGCCACGACTTACTGAGCACTCAGTGAGTGATCATGGAGCCTTCACTGGCGGAAAGGATCCGGAAGGGAAGGGAGAGGATCAAGATATTAATTATCATTCCCAGCCTGCAGGTGTTACCTGCTGTGAGCCAGATTTCCCTGTGGAGGCCATGAATTTACCTACCGAGGCAATAGTTCACCCCATCTCTGGGCGCTATGCCTTTGAAGGCCAGGTGATCCGGCTCAACCACAAAGACTTCAATGCCTGGGCGCAACTCTACCCGTTGATCGATCTGAATTACGAACTGCAAAAGCTGGATATTGAATTCAGCCATCAGAAGCCCAAAAACTGGTTTATCACCGCCAGCCAAAAACTCAGTTACCAGAACAAACAGTTAAAACAGCGGGGAAGAGCCAAGCAGGTGGTGAATGCCGAGCCGGTGCCCCACTGGAACAGCAAAGAATCATGGGAGGAATTCTTATGACCCATCGACTCAGGACGGCCATCGCTAAACGTGATGCGCTGACACTGGCCGAAATCTATCGGCAAAAGCCCGCCAATGTGCAGAGTATCGTCAACCCGGATGCAGAAAAACTGGTTGATACGCTATTTAAACAACTTAAACAGGTGTTCCCGGCGGCCCGCCAAACCAACTTGCGTAGCGAAGCGGATGAATCGGCAGCCAAAAAACAGTGGATTGCCGCTTTTGCTGAAAATGGTATTCACCGCCGTGAACAGCTTTCTGCCGGAATGCAACATGCCAGAGCCTGTGAATCGCCATTCTGGCCATCACCGGGGCAATTTATTGCCTGGTGCCAACAGGGGGCCAGCCGCCTGTTTGGCTTGCCTGATGAGCGCGAACTGTATGACATGGTAATGAAATACAGCGCCGAACGCGGTTACTACCAAAGTGCCGAGCACTATCCTTGGCAAAGCTATTCTTGGTCAAGCTATTCTTGGCAAAGCAACGCCTGCTGGCTGATGGTCACCCAACTCTATTCAGAGATGCGTGCTCTCAGGCTGACAGAGTCTGAGCTACGCAAGCATTGCACTAAAGTGTTGGCAGCCATGATCCAGCGCCTTGAAGCGGGTGAAGATCTCCCGGCTCCTGCGGCCATGATCACCCGGATACACACCCCGGTCAGCAATGAACAGGGGTTACAGTACATCGCTGCAATACGCAAAAAATTCAATCTCTCTTCGGGTTCATCCAAGCGATAAGTGCTTGGCACAATCCCAATCCCTCTTTGGTCATAACCCCAACCACCTTCTCTGCACCTGCTGGAGAGGTCACCCATTGATTATCTGGCATCACTGCCAGAGGGCTTAACACGGCGAGTGAACCACCAGAAGAGGAAACAAAAAAACAGAAAATAACAGGTGTAACTATGAAAACCAGCTTTATTCACCAAGCAGTCACTACCGAAGAATCGATCCAACTGCTTGAAACTTATCGTCGTACGGGGGCACAGGCAGAAAGAACCTTAAATGCCGACCCTAAATTGTGGGATGTGATCGTACAACTGCATGAGCAGCGTTATCTCAAACCCACACCTCGCTCGATGATCAGCCGGATATGGCGCTAACAGAATCCGCATCCATTTTTTACCCGACTTTGCCGCTATAGCACACCCGCGATATCCACCGTGCCCGGCGGCACCTATCACAGAACAAAAACAGCAACATTCAAAAATAACATTACAAAATGGGGGAGATCCTATGGCAGTTAAAGAATTGAGCCTGACAACAGAACAACATAATTGGCTTAATGGTTGGCTGGAGCTCTGGGGGGCGTGGGTCTATTCTGGGCGGTTGGAAAAGCGGCAAAGTAATGTGATCGCCCGCTATATGGAGAGCGTGGAACCCTCAGGATACCGAGCCAGGCCGAAGTGCAATGACGACGACGGGATGTTGATTTCCCAGGTGGTGGATTCAGTGATGTCGATTGATAAAAAAGCGTTTGGCATCCTGCTGAGTTATTACGCCCATGGCTCATCCAAGCGAGCCATTGCCACCTACTATCATCAGACAGCAAAACCGCGCAAATTCAACGGACGTTTAGGGGAAGAGTGGCGCAAACCGTCATTTGGCACCTGCCGCAATGAAGTGGATCAGATCCTGAGTGCCAGCCTGTTTATTCTCTACCAACCACTGCAAAATGCCTTTATCGGTCGTAAACGTGTCGCTAAAGTTTCACATATTGCTGACAAGTGGCTTGACAAGGCATTAGCCACGAGGGTATGATTACCACATAAGCTGCCGTTAGTGACAACCCAGTCGCACCGGCAGCTTTTTTTTGTCCCGCAGATCCCCATTCTTATTCAAGCCGCACCTAGAGAGACGGTCTTGAGAATAAGCGTGGGGATGACAAAGCGCGAAGTTATCCATAAGCAGCAGGATATTTTCGTGCACTAATAAAAATTGCAATACAACTTCAGGCTCACTTCGGTGGGCCTTTTTTATTTCTATCGCCCGGCGTTCGCTGAGCGAAGCGAACAACAGGAGATCATTATGTCAGAGCCGATTAGCACCGGTGCGGCGACAGCAGCCGTCACCAGTGTCACTTTTATCGGGCTGCTATCAGGTATTGATGCTGGGGCGATGGTCGGTGCCTTTGCCGGTTCAGTGCTTTTTGTGGTTTCAGCAACAGATTTAACTTGGCGCATTAAGGGGTTGCTATTTGTGGTCTCGATGATCGCAGGCATCCTCGGGGCCGATTTTGTCGCCTCGATTATTACCTCAATCACCCCCGAAAGTGTCATGGCCGCCAGGCCGTTAGGGGCGATTGTCGCATCAGCCGTAGCGGTCCGCTTACTGATGTTTATCAGCAATCAAGCGGGTAACCCGACGGGTTTGATTGATCGTCTAAGGGGGCCCAAATGAACGCCGACCAACTGTTACTGATTATCAACTCCATTGCCTGCGGCCTACTGGCGCTCAGATTGGTGCTCTACAGTCGCAGTGGTTCAGCACATAAACCTTTTATCTCCTTCGCCGCCTACCTGCTTATCGTGGCGGCTGGCTCAGTGCCGATCCGCGCACTGATGGGGGATTACCCCGCTCATGACATCTCTGAAACGGTGATTAATTCGATACTTTGCATCGCAGTTTTTGTGGTGCGGGGCAATTTAGCGCAGCTTTTTAACGGACTGAGAACGAAAAATGGCCAGTAAATTTATTTTAGGAAAAGTGAGTGAAACCAACTTACGTGGAGTCAGGCCGGAATTGGTTGCCGTAGTACGCCGCGCTATTGAACTGACTTCGGTGGACTTCAGAGTGATTGAGGGGGTCCGCAGCGAGGAACGCCAGCGCCAGCTAGTACGCAATGGTGCCAGTCAAACGCTCAATAGTCGGCACATTACGGGCCATGCTGTTGATTGCGCCCCACTGGTGAATAGCGCCATTCCCTGGAATGACCAAAGTAAATTCAAGGCGGTGTCTGATGCCATGTTCCAGGCGGCAAAAGAGCTCGGTGTCAGGATTCGTTGGGGCGGTGACTGGAATGAAAACGGCCGTAGCAATGATGAGAAGTTCTACGATGGCCCACATTTTGAACTGCGCCGCCAGGAGTACCCATGAAACTAGGGCAATACGGCCTGATCGGCGCGTTGCTGGTGGCCATCTGCCTGGGTTGGTACAGCACCATTCTTTCCAGCCGCCTGGATACGGCCAAGGAATTGTTGGCAGAGCAGAGCAAGTCACTGGCACAACAAGCCGCCCTAATTGGCACTTTGCAAACGCAAGATGCGCAAAATCGCGCTTTGCTCGCCGCGCAGCAGCAGAAAGAGCAGCAACTGCGGCAACAGGCCAGCGACAACCAAAGGAGGTACCGTGATGCAACTAAAAACGATCAGTGCGCTGTTACTGCTGCCCCTGGTGCTGTTATTGAGCTCTTGCAGTAAAGCGCCGCTCCCCCCGGTACCGCAGCCGGTGGTCCTGATGCCGCCGGAAACCGTCTTTACTCCCTGTGAAAAGCCCGCATTGCAAGGCACGACCTGGGGGGATATTGGCAGTTATGCGCTGCAGCTACAAACCGCGCTGGAACTCTGTGCCTATCGCATTGATGTGCTGAATTTGTGGCGTTCTGCGCACCCCTTGCCGTTTAGGGCTTAACGCACCGTTATTTAGAGCCACTTTGTAACAAATCACCCTACCCAAACGAGATATCACCGGCTTGATCATCGGCGGCGGGCGGCTATGCCTAGCAACCGTCGGCCGGGTTTATCCACATTACCGCCATAGGGAGGTCTATTGAGCGATAACACGAGCAACCACACTGGCTATTTAACACCTATTGCGTCCGGGCCGGAATATGACGAGGAACTGGAGCAGTTACTTCGCTACTGGATCGTCGGCGTTTCCGGCTTGCCTGAAGGGGCGGTTCACCCCCGCTGGGCACCCATTCCACCTCAATTATCTTTTGCGGCGGGTAATGGGTGTGAATTTGGTATCTCGCTGCTGCAGGGGGACACCGATACGGTGTTCGAAACCCAGCAAGCGGCCAGTGCCGAACTCTGGCGGCATGAAACCATTGAGTGCCTGGTCAGCTTTTACGGCCCAGGCAGTCAACGTATTGCGGCGCAATTTCGTGATGGTGTGACGCTAAACCAAAACAACGAGCAGTTAAAAACTGTTGGCTTGTCGTTACACAGCGTTGGCGACATTACCCCGAGCCCAGAATTAATTGATGAGCAATGGGTTCGTCGCCACGACATCACTGTCCGCCTATCTCGCAAAGTGATTCGCGAATATGGCATCCAATCGCTGGTGGCAGCACCAGTAAATTTCTTCGGAGAATAACTTATGTCACAGGGTTTACCTGTATCTAACATCGTATCTGTTACGGTGAATATGGCCTTGCGCGCGGCGCAGGGGAGAAACTTCGGGGCGTTGCTGATTGTTGGCGGTTCTCCGGTAATCGACGGTAGTCAGCGTATGCGCAGCTACACGAGCATTACCCAAGTCGGCGCAGATTTTGGTATGGAAACGCCTGAGTACCAGGCCGCACAAATGTATTATCAGCAAATGCCCCAGCCGCAAACGCTATTGATTGGCCGCTGGGTCAAGGCGGACCAAGCGGCGTTACTGCGCTGCGGTATGCTGACCCCGGCTGAAATGGCCATCAGCACCTGGAATGCGGTCACCAATGGCGCGATGAAAATCACCATTGATGGCAGCGAAAAAGCGATCACTGGTTTGAGTTTTGCCGCAGAAACCAACCTTAATGGGGTGGCAGCACGGATTACCGAGAAGCTGATTGATGCGACCGCCAGTTGGGATGCGGCCAATAACCGCTTTATCATCGCGTCGAAAACCACCGGGACAATGTCATCGGTTGGCTACGGCGCTGCCAACACCACCGGCACTGACATCTCGCTGATGATCAAGGCGGCACAAAACAACGGTGCGTTAGCCATTGCGCGGGTTGCCGCTGAAACTATTCAGTCTTGTATTTTCAAACTGGCGGATATGTCTACCGACTGGTACGGGCTGCAGATTGCCGATACTTCACTTAAAAATGACGATGTGCTCAGCATCGCGGCATTTATTCAGTCTGATGACACAGCGCGCATTTATGGGCATACCACCCAGAATACCGCAGTGCTTGATGCAGACATCACTGACGACATTGCCAGCCAACTGAAAGCACTAAAATATGGGCGTACGCTGGTGCAGTACTCCAGTGCCAGCCCTTACGCCAGTGCTTCGATTTTTGGCCGTGCCTTTACCGTCAACTTCCTGGGTAACAACACCACCATCACCTTGAAGTTTAAGCAGCAACCGGGTGTGGCAGCGGAATTCCTGACTCAAACCCAAGCCAGAACACTGCAAAAGAAAAACTGCAACGTGTTCGTCAATTACGACAACGACACCGCAATTATTCAAGAAGGGGTGATGGCTAACGGTGACTTCTTCGATGAGCGCCACGGCCTGGATTGGCTGCAGAACTACGTGCAGAACAACCTTTATAACATGCTCTATACCAGCACCAGCAAAGTGCCACAGACCGATCAGGGCATTACCCGCCTGTTGGCCAGTGTGACGGGTTCGCTGGAGCAGGGTGTGACCAACGGCCTGATCGCTCCTGGGGTGTGGAATGGCGATCCTGTAGGGCAATTGAAGAGCGGCGACACCTTGACCACCGGTTACTACACCTATGCACCACCGGTTGCCAGCCAGGCTCAGGCGGATCGTGAAGCACGTAAAGCACCGGTGATCCAGTGCGCAATCAAGTTGGCCGGGGCTGTGCACTTCGCTGACGTTATCATCAATGTAAACCGATAAGGGTAAAACATGTCTACTTACAGTTTTTTGGATTTTTCAGCTTCTATTGTGGGGCCAAGTGGTGCGTTTGATCTGGGCAGTGGCTCAGGCAACGGCGAAGAGGGGATCACCGTAGAGATGGCTGCGGCGAAAAATACCATGGTCTTGGGTGCAGATGGCGAAGTGATGCACAGCATGCACCCGGGTAAAAACGGCAAGGTGACGGTTAGCCTGCTTAAAACCAGCCCGGTAAATGCCAAGTTGAGCGCGATGTATAACGCGCAATCACTCTCTTCAGCCACCTGGGGAAAAAACGTGATTGTGTTGCGGAATAGTGCCAGTAACGACGTTTGTGTGGCGCGCGCCGTGGCTTTCCAGCAACAACCCAATTGGCAGAACGGTGCCACTGGCGGCACCGTCAACTGGGTTTTTGAGGCGGGTAAAATTGACCAACTGCTTGGCACCTTTTAAGGGGGCGTGAATGGAGTTTGAAATTAATGGCCAGCAATACCGGGCCAATAAACTGAATGTGTTCGATCAATTGCGGGTCTCGCGCAAACTGTTGCCGGTTCTTTCTGGGTTACTGGGGGAGCTTAAGGTACTCAAGCAGTTAAAAAGCGGGCAGATCACCCTTGATGATGCCTTCAAAACAGCGCTCCCAGCCATTGCCCAGACCCTGGCGGATCTGAGTGACGAGGACAGCAATGCGATTATTCACCCCAGCCTGTCGGTGGTATTGCGCCAGCAGGGGAGTAATTACGTGGCGATATTCAACAACGGGCAACTGATGTTTGATGATATCGACCTGATGAGCATGCTGCAGATTGTCGCCCGCGTGGTGGGTGATTCATTGGGAAATTTCTGGGGCGGTCTCCAAGAGAAACAAGCACAGGAAGCAGCTCCAGCGGCTTAATGCTGGAGTCTTTACCGGGCGGGGAAGATTATCTTCTGCGCCCGGTTGAGGCCGGAATGTGCTCAATGGCTGAACTAAAGGGGGGATCGCTGGATCTCTTCGATATCGCCCTGATGAATGATTATCTCGATGTAAAAATAGCAAATGAACACCGCATCGAGAAATGGAGGCGGGACAATGAGCAACGCTAAAACAATGACCAACCCCCAAGTTTTAGGTGATAGCGCCAGTGAGATGAAACTTTCTACCCGGTTGGCAGGCATGGCATCCAGCCTGTTGAACGTGGCCTCTACACTGGCAGAGACCACTGGCAAGGTGGTGACTTTTACCACCCAGGTGGCAGAAGAGTTCGATAAAGTCTACTTCAGCGCCAAGCGTGTCGGCAGCAGTGCTAGCGGGATCCTGGCACTGGGTTATGCTGCAGAACAAACCGGGGCCGATTCCGCCGATGCGCTTAATTCGCTGAATAGCTTGGCGGGGTTTATGGAAAACAACCCCAAAGCAGAACAGATACTTAATGGCATCGGGGTGAAGACCCGTGATGGCAAAGGGCAACAACGAGATAATCAGGCCATTTTGATGGATCTCGGTGACCGTATGGCGCAAATGCCAGCGGGTCAAGCCAGTTCATTGGCGCAACAGATAGGTGTTGATCAACACGCGCTGCAAAGCATGCGCCAGCCTATGGAAGAATATAGCCAGATGCTGGCAGTCACTGGGCTGAATGCGGAAAAAGCGGCACAACAGTCCAACGCCTATATGACCTCAGTGCGCAGATTAAGCACCTTGTCTGACATGGTGAGTAACAAGATAGGCAGTGAGATTGCTGGGGGCTTGAGCGGCCCACTGAACCAGTTATTTGAACGTATTATGTCTGATGGCCCGCGGCTGGAAACGTTTATTAATGGTGTTGGGCGCGCTGCTGCCTGGGTGGGTGAAAAGCTGGGTAAATTGGCCTATTACGCCTTTGTCGGCATTAGCGAAGTGATTAAGTGGTGGGATAGCCTGGATAGTAGCTCGCAAACCGTGATTGGTGTGTTTGGTGCCATTCTGACGGCCTGGCGTGTGTTGGGTAGCGCCTTTATGACTTCGCCACTGGGCATCATTTTAGCGGTGGCGACCGCGCTGATGGCGCTGTATGACGATTTCCAAACCTGGAAGGCGGGTGGGGAGAGCCTGTTTGACTGGGGGCCCATTGTTCAGGCTTTTGAGTATGTCAGGGAGGCTATCGGCAGCTTGGGGGCGGATTTTGGTGAATTGTGGGGCAAAATAACGCAACTCGGTAGTGCTATTGGCGATGCCGCCAAGCAATGGCTAGACATAGATACTTCAAGTTTCGGTGAAGAAATAAGCCAGCTAGGCACTATTATTGGTGATACAGCCAAAAAATGGTTCGATTTTATTACAATCGATTTCTCAAAATTCGACGGCAAACGGCTGTTTGACCAGATTATCGAAAGTGTGCGTAGCAGTATCAAGTTTGTTGGTGCGCTGGTAGATGCATTACGCAAACTGATTAGTGGTGATATTACTGGGGCAGGGGAATCGCTGAACGAAGCCCGAAAGATAGCGATAGAAAGTCCAGCCGGGCAAGGTGTTAAAAGCCTTTATTTTGCAGCCAATGACAAAGTTAATGAGTATCTTCCTAAATGGATGGGTGGGTCAGCAAAAAAATTGCCTGATAACTGGTCATTACCTAATCTATTAGGCTTTATTTCACCAGATTCTCCCATAGCGGATAAGATATTAATGTCTGATCCACAGCGGATGATTAATAGCTTACCGCCAACAACCAGTAATTATTCCCCTACGCTCTATAGCCCCGCTATGGGGTTATCAGGCAATGTGGCAAAGGGTGGCAATACACTGAATCAAAATACGGTGATTACTATTAATGGGGCTGTTGAACCGACCTTAACCGGGATGGCAGTGCTTGACGGCCAATTTAATCTCAATGCTCGTCTTTATGAGCAACTGACCACAGATGAGGGGTACTGCTGATGGATATTCTCGCTTTCTCGTTTCCCCAGTCCCGACGGCGCATTGGTATTATTGTGCCAACGGTAGTGATTTCAGAGGCACATAGTGACACCCTACAAATCACTCAACATCCGGTAGAAAATGGAGCCCCCATTAGTGACCATGCTTATATGCTGCCAGCCAGTGTGACGATGGAATTGGGTTTTGCTGGCGGAGGCTCGTTGCTAGATGGGGTTGATACCACCAAGATTTTTGATATCGACACCGGGTTGTCATTGGGTGAAAGCCCGCAAGTGGTTTACCAGAAACTGCAGGATCAGCAACAGAGTCGTACTCCGTTAGATGTGATCACTGGCAAGCGGCAATACAAAAATATGCTGATCAAGTCTATGGACGTAACCACCAATGCGAGCACAGAAAATGTGCTTAGTTGCAAGCTGGTATTACAGCAGGTGATTATCACTGAAACACAAAAGGTGACAGATAAAGCCAATATGTCCAACGGGGTGAGTACCGCCGGGGTGCAGAATGCCGGTACCAAATCCCCGGTACCGGTGAGTAGAGCGATATCTCCTCAAGGTTAAGTGGCTTAAGCCGCAGTAAGGCAACCCTAGTTATTTGTCCTTACCGTGGCAGGTTTCGGCCGCCTAACGTTTTTTATCCCATGAATTTGTTGTGCCTGCGACCGAATCAGGGGCCAAAGGCGTGGCCCCTGATAACCCGCGCCTTCGCCAACTCAGGCGGTCGCTACGCGACTGCTTTCACTACGCTGTGGCACATAACGGCCGGCTGCTACAGACCTCCCTGTCTGTCTCGCCTAAAAACGCCATCCTTGGCGTTTTTGCCTATGTGCCTCATCTACGTTCAACGCCTTCAATGGCGGTTAACTACTGTGCTCACTTTGACAATATTTTTGTCTGATGGCATGTCGGTTTTAAACCGTAAATTGGCGTATACCTTAGTGAGGAAAAAATAATGAATCTACAGGAGATCCCCCTGACGCCTAATAATCAGCACTTTAGTATTACCCTAGCGGGGCAATTACTGAATATGCGTATTATTTGGCGTGATGCGGCGGGTTGGGTGATGGATTTGATGAATAGTGCTGATGAGGTATTAATTTCTGGCGCACCCTTAGTGCCGGGGGTCGACCTGCTGGCACAATATAAACATCTGGGCATTAAAGGGGCGTTAGTGGTGGCGGTTGAAAATACGGCAGAACAATACCCCAGTAAAACCAACCTGGGTTTGGCGAGTCACCTTTATTTTATTCCGGAGTCGCCATGAGCCGAAACTGGATGCGCCACTTTGAATTGGTCTTAACCGATAATAACGGTAATGGCATACTTCTCAGTGAATTCAAAGTGACCTTTAAAATAGAATGGAAAAGTGCCTCAAGCCCCAGTGTTGCCACCGTCACTATTTATAATCTGTCCACAGAGACACAAAATAAAATTATTGGCCGTCAGTTTTCTAAAATGAAAATTATCGCCGGATATGACGGTATTGCCCCCGATGTTGCTGCCAGTGATGTGGGCAAGGTAAAAGTCATCTCTGATGATCAGGTGGGCCAACATGATGATATGAACTTTGGTTTGCTGTTTAGTGGCGACATCCGCTTCACCGCCACCGGGAAAACGGCAGTGACCGATAGCTGGCTGGTGATCCAGGCTAGTGACGGTTTTGATGCCTATAATAAAGCGTTTATCAAAACCCCGCTGGCCAAAGGCTATACGCTGAAAAATGTTTATGATCTGTTGCTGGAGGCACTTAAACCCTATGGCATGGTGGCGGGGATGCTGCCCACCTTCCCAACCACTGTATTCCCCCGGGGCAAAGTGTTTCATGGTTTTGTCAGAGATTATCTCACCGAACTGGTTAAACAGTTCCCCGGTGGGGCGATATGGCAGTTTGTCGGTGATCGGCTTGATATCTACACCAAAGAGATGAGCGCCCATCAGGCGATTACACTTAATGCGGGCAGTGGCCTGATGGTTCAGCCGCAAAAGACCGCCGGCAGTGGGGGGAGTAGTTCTTCTGAGGTTGGCATCAATGTGCGTTGCCTGATTAACCCCAATATCAAACTCAATGGCTTGATTGAGGTGGATGCCGAGAGCTTAAAGAGCTCAACGCCGGATTCCGCTATTGCCGAGCAGAGTCAAGCCGCAGCTAAACCCTCTACCGGTAAATCAGCTACCGGTAAATCAGCGGCGAGCCAACCCGCTGAAAGCAAACCACAATCAGCCCGTCTCTCTTCCGATGGTCTCTATATTGTCCGCAGTATCACTTACCTGGGGGATACCCGGGGACAAAACTGGTATATGGACCTTGTCTGTGACGCTCATGCACCAGTATCAACTCAATCACAGGGGGGCAAATGAGAACCACTCGACCTATTGATGAGCAGGATATTTATCAACAGATACAACAGGAGGTGATTGCCCGCACCCGCACCGCCGCCCCAGGCACCATTAAATCCTTCGACCCGGAGTCTGTCACCTGCGTGGTTTCACTGGGTATTAAAACCGTGATGCCGGATAGCGAGCAGCAAGGGCGCAAAATGAAGTCGGTAGATTACCCTTTATTGCTGGATTTACCGGTGGTCTTCCCCCGTGGTGGTGGGGTGACGCTCACCTTCCCGATTAAAGCCGGGGATGAATGCCTAGTGGTGTTTGCTGACCGCTGTATCGATTTCTGGTGGCAAAACGGCGATACGCAGGAACGGGTGGATCAACGAATGCATGATCTTTCGGACGCGTTTGTTATCCCAGGCCCACAATCACAGCGCTATAAACTCAGTGGCATCAGCACCCGTAGCGCGCAACTACGCAGTGACGATGGCGCGGCGTTTATTGAGTTGGAACCTGGCAGCCATGCCGTTACTGTCACCACTCCTGGCAAATTGACCGCCAGCGCCCAAGGCGGGACAGAAATCACCTCGCCGCAAATTGTGCTCAATGGCAATGTCACCATCAATGGCAACCTGTCACAAGGGATGGGCAGTAGCGGCGGCAGTGCCACTATGTTGGGGCCGATAAAAGTCACCAACGATGTTACTGCAAGTGGCAAGAGCCTGGTCAACCACACCCACGGCGGCGTACAGACCGGCGGTGGCAACACAGGTAAACCACAATGAGATACCGTAGAGAAGAGAGCAACGGGGATTACACCTTTGGCCAGGGGGATAGCACCTTTCTGACCAACAGCCCAGCAACCGTAGCCCAGGCGCTAAAAACGCGTTTTGCCTTATGGCAGGGGGAATGGTTTCTGGATTTGGCGGCGGGGACTCCCTACCGTGAGGCGATACTCGGCAAACATCAGTCAATGGCTTATAACATGGTGGTGCGTGAACGTATCCTCGCCACACCGGGGGTCTCGGAGATCCAGACGTTTAACACTCAACAGAATGGCGAAACGCGTCAGGTCACCTTTACCGCCACCATCAATACGCTGTACGGCGAAACCACAGTCACCAGCGAGGCATAATGTTAAATCTTAAAACACTCGGGCTTGCGGCCACGGTGACCGCGAGTGGCATTACTGCGCCTGATTACCAGACCATCATCGACACTTTGAGCGACTATTTCCGCCAGATTTATGGTGAAGATGTCTATCTGGAGCCAGACAGCAAAGACGGTCAGATGCTGGCTATTTACGCGCTGGGCATTCATGACGCCAACAACACCGCCATTGCGGTGTACAACTCATTCAGCCCGGCAACGGCCCAGTTCGGGGCGCTGGCTTCCAACGTTAAAATTAACGGCATAGCGGTAACGCCTGCCAGCCGTTCAACCGCTGACGTTTTAATTGTTGGGCAGGTTGGGCGACAAATCACCAACGGCGTGGTGCGCGATAGCAACGGCATTTCGTGGTCATTACCGTCCGTTGTCACAATCGGTACCGATGGTGACGTTACGGTCACAGCAACGTGTCAGGTAGACGGGGCGATTGTTGCACCACCGGGCACTATCACAGTGATCGGCACCCCTACGCAGGGTTGGCAGTCAGTCACCAACCCGGCAGCGGCAACACCCGGCAGACCGGTTGAAACCGATGCGGAACTACGCCAGCGTCAAACGCGCTCAGTGGCACTGCCGTCACTGACTGTGTTGGATGGCATTATGGGGGCCGTGGCGACACTGCCCAGCGTCGAGCGGTACAGGGGCTATGAGAACGACACCGCTACAACGGACGCTAACGGGTTACCGGCGCACTCAATTTCCCTAGTGGTTGATGGGGGCGACGCTACAGCTATCGCTCAAACTATCGCAACCAAGAAAACGCCAGGCGGCGGTACATTCGGTACCACAACGATCCCAGTAACCGACAACTACGGTATCGTGCATCCGATCAGCTTTTTCCGGCCGACTGCTGTAGATGTTTTCGTTGAAGTTAGATTAACGCCGTTCGTTGGCTACACCTCGGCAATTGGCGATGAAATCAAGCGAACTGTTTCTGAATACATCAACGCTATCCGGATCGGCGAGCCGGTGTTCATCACCCGCTTGTTTTTACCAGCGAATCTTAACGGCAGCGCTGACGGCTCGACGTACGACATTATCGACCTGCAGATCGGCACCGCGCCTGGCACATTAGCCCCGTCAAATATTGTTGTTGGCTTTAACGAGGCTGCGGCTTGCGCGCCGGCTAACGTGACTGTGGTGACGGTATGACCAGATACCAGGGGCTGATAACGTCATATCATCGGCATAAACCGAAGTTTTTCGATCACATCACTTTAATCACGCAACCATTTATCAATATTCAGGATGTAACCAATAACCTGGTTGCTGATTTTGATTTGGATACCGCGATTGGTGTGCAGCTCGACGCGGTTGGTCTATGGATCGGCATCGGACGCACTGTAAAAACGCCGATTGAAGGTGTGTTCTTTAGTTTTGACATCGACGGCATTGGTGCTGACCAAGGAATTTGGAAAGGGGAGTTCGACGCAGGCGACGGCATTACCGTACTTGATGATGACACCTACCGCACCATTTTACGCGCCAAGATAGCCGCCAACCACTGGGATGGCACCACCGAAACCCTGAGCGATGTTTATCAAGCGATATTCCCAGACCGTAAAACGCGCATATTCGCTGTCGATAACTTCGATATGACGATGGATATTTTCATCACCGGAGAGGGTATTTCAGCGGTGATGAAAGCGATTATCGCCCAAGGTTATTTAGACGTTAAGCCGTCAACAGTGGGGATCAATAGTTACACAATCGTCAGTGAACCCGGGGAGCTATTCGGCTTCGATGTTGATAACAGCTTCATTGTCGGCTTAGACGCTGGCTTTTGGGGTATTAATTTAGGATGAGAATAGCATGGCTAAAAATGAGTTTTTACCGTTTGGCACAGCTGGTAACGCCAACGTATTAAGCAACACCGAGTACCAGTCTTTGGCCGCTCGCCGCACTGGGTTTCAGTCTGGCGTAGCAAAATCCCGTGAGCTAAACACCGCATGGCGCCAGTCGTCAGTCATTGCCTCCGTTGTAGCTCAGTTTATCGCGGATAACAGCGGTAATGATGTGCTGGATAATGGTGACCTGGCGGTGGTGCAGAGCAGTTTACGTGCTGCGCTTAATAAGCTGTATTTGCAGTCCAGTGACGGATCAGTTTTACCGATCGGCACACCAATACCGTGGCCAACGTCCGTGCCTCCGGTGGGATGGCTAAAATGCAATGGTTCGACATTCAATACATCACTATATCCACTGTTGGCCCTGGCATACCCATCCGGAGTATTACCCGATTTGCGCGGTGAGTTTATTCGTGGTTGGGATGATGGGCGTGGGGTAGATGCAGGGCGAGTAATGCTGAGCACGCAAAGTGATGCAATTGGTCTCATGACTGCAACGAACGGTATGGCTATAAACGAGTTTTTTGTATCAACCCCGCGTGCCGCACAGTATCCAGCCACCGATTCAATCGATGGATTTATGCTAGGAGAATCATTTGGTGATGAAACCATAAGGTCAGTGTCGCGAGCGAGGTACAAACGAGCTGTTGAAACCCGATCCCGTAACGTTACCTTCAACTACATAGTGAGAGCCGCGTAAAATGAGTAACAAATTACCAATTGCAATTCTGGATGAAACTGGTTTGACGATAACTGCCGGATGGTTGCCTATTTACACTATTGAACCCACACAGCGGGAATATCAGCAGGTGCTGCACGAATACTTGCCAGTCGGTGTCGGCCTACCTGCGTACAGTTTCGCAGATGAACCACCGACGCCGAAAACTGGCTTTGCTATCGTGCGGAACTTAGGCGTCAATGCATGGGAGATGGTACAGGACTATCGCGGCCAAACGGTTTATCACACCGCAACCGGTCAGCCAGTGCAAGTCACTACGCTGGGTCCTTTAGCAGCGGAGTTAACCCTGATGGCCCCATCAACGCCCCATGATGTATGGGACGGTGAAAAGTGGGTGACTGACACGGCAGCGCAACATGCCGCAGATGTAGCCGCTGCGCAGGCTGAACTAGCTCAACGTCAACGGGTTGCAAATGAGCAGGTAGCTATCTTGACTGATGCAGTTGAATTGGACATGGCAACTGAGGCGGAATCCGCTGCTTTCTTGCAGTGGAAAAAATACCGGGTCTTACTGGGCCGGGTAGACATTTATACCGCCCCGGATATTGAGTGGCCAGTAGCACCATAATCTGAAATGCCGGGAGGGATCCCGGGTCACAATGAAAATTTAGGGGAATTATTATGTCATCTAACGGTTTACCAGCAAGCAACATTGTAGGCGTGAAAGACGAATTGCAACCACGGGATACGCAAGCAGCAGCAAACGCGGCATCAAGTAGTCAAGCCGCTGATAGCGCCGCCGCGTCTGCTGATCGTGCATGGATGTTTAGTAATGACGCGTCCGCATCAGCAGCATCAGCGAAAGCCAGCGAGAATAGCGCCGTTGCTGCAATGGCAGATGCATTGAGTAAGACAACGAATACCAATCAAACAGTAGCAGGACCCGTTGAATTTAAAAGTAATCTTATATTTAATGGAGATCATCAAATTGTTGCCACACCTTTAACGCCAAATGTTTTGATACGTTTTCGTGATGTTAATGCTGTAGAAAAATCAGCGGTGTTTGCTGATACTTCCACAGGAACACTCTCTATGCGTTGGAATGGAACTACTTATTCTATACAAGGCCGCGCCGATGGCCTTGTATCCGTACCAAAAGGTCTTATTTCAACAACTAACATGACGGCTGCTGATATTGGAACTCTCTCCACAACACTAGGGAACTATCCGATATTTTTCAAAGGTAACGACACCGCGTCTTTCACGGATACGAATAATACAAATATAGGCACGTGGAACGGCTTTGCTATTGTGCCAACAGTTGGTGTAGGGCTTAGCCCCGGAGTGAGCCAAGGTAAGCCTGTTTTCTATGTTAACGCGAGAACAGGAATTACATATGCTCTGAACGGCTTGTTTGTCGGGAATAAGCCAGTAGTTGCAGGCGTTGATGTGCAAATTGCGCCGCCGCTGATTCCGTCTGCATCATCCGGTGAGCGTTATTGTAAAATCGCGCAGCAGAGCATTACTGCGGGGAGTAGTCGCGGAATGCTTTTTATGATTACCCAAGGGCGACAATACGGTGAAATTGGAATGGATATTGCGTATATCTATTTCAGTGCGCGGGGAGCAACCACAACTATCCTCGCGTCCAACGGGTTACAGATGATGAGGCACGGCATGACATCATCAAACCCTCTAAATAATATAAACTGCGGCGCAATATATAATACCACTACTGGGATGTGGGAATTATGGATATCCGGTAACGGATACAACTCTCCGCGCGTTGCACTGATTGGCAACGTTGAAACAGGAACGCTCAACGGTGTAACACCAATAGACGGGCTTGTGTGGACAGCAACAAAGCCCAGTGGATACACTCCAATTTCTGAAAAGCGCACATGGACGGATTTCAACACCACAGTGGACGCCAACGGCTTTATCAAAGCCGCTAGCCCCATTGTTAAGTTGTACGGTGATGGTTCCAGCGAGCTAAATGATGAGAGTCAGGGTGTGACAACTGAGCGCATTGATACTGGTATCTACCGGGTTTCCGGGGTGCTCGGGTTTAACGGCGATGGTGCATGGGGAGGGGCTGGGAACGGCATCGAAATTCCTGTTGATGATAACAAACGGCCAGTAATTTGGATTGAATCAAGAATACTGCCGGACGGCGACATAGAGATCCGCACGTATCATCGCACATACGATACGGGCCCATATTCAGCACGGAATATTGAAACCATGGACAGTGGCGAGGTTTACAACAATATCCCCATTTATGTACCAATGCCTGACGGCACACCGTTCGATATACCATCCGGACGCTGGATTGACCTGCGCGTAGAAATGCCCGCGAGTGATGAGCCAGACCCAATTTTTGATCAAGATGAGTAA